TTGGAGTGCAATAACTTCGCCTTGGAGTGTGAATAGTAATCTATGGTCTGACTGCCAACCAGTTCCACCATTTACTCCTACACCAACCCCTTCTATAACTGCATCACCGACGAACACACCATCACATACACCTACAAACACACATACTCCAACACAAACTCCTACTAAAACTAATACACCAACACCATCTCCTTCACCTGTCCCTGTATTATCGTTCTTCGTATCAAGTGGAACGACTGAACCTAGTGCGTGTGGAACAGGTGCGTTTAGATTTATTTACACACAGGATTTAGGTAATTGTGCTGCTTGTGTTCCTTTAACTTGTTGGCCTTGTTTAACTACATCACAACTTATCTACTCTGACCCGTTATTGACTCAAGTTGTTATTGATGGTTGGTATGTAAATGAAATACAACCAGGCGATTACAAACGACTTTATATTTCAGGAGGTTTAATTTCTGGTGGAACTTATACAAGTTGCTCAATAAATCCTACACCAACTATGACCTCAACCCCAACACAAACCCCTACTCCAACTTTAACACCCACACAAACAAATACATTCTGTTCTACTAAAGAAATGAACCCTGCAGGAAATGCGACATATTCTTACTATTTGTGTAATGGAACTTTAATACAAAGAGTATCAGACCCTACCACATACACCGCTTGTATCCGTAATAATCCAGGTGTTATTGTTTTTTCAGGTGTAGTGGCAATAACAGATTTAGGTGTGTGTTCTTAAACAATAAAACAAATATTTATACAATAATACATTATGTCTGACTTATCAAATCTCAATATAAATCAATCGTATCAGGGGCTATTAAACCTATCTGATTCCACTACTGGTATAACCACAACTCCGCAGCAAATCCAAGACGGGTTAGGTAATGATACAGGAATAAAAATAGGAACTGACCGACTTGAAGGTGGAAACTTATTTAACATTTATACACCTTCAGTTATTCCTCAATATTTCGGAAATGGTTTTACAACATCTGCTTCAGTTCCAGGTGCAGTCCAAAATCAAATTGTCGCTAATACTTTTTACGATAATGGTGAATATTCTTATTCAGCAATTTCTGTAAATTGCACAACTTTAGAAGCAGGGACTTCTGTTGATATTACTTTTTACAATTCACAAATGTTAGACACATACGGATATGTTCCGTATCAAAAATTAGTTGCAGAGGTAAATATAGCAACTACTTCAACAGGTATAAAAACCGCAACTTTTGCAACACCATTATCTTTTAGTGCAACTGGCCCTGGTTTTTATTACTACTCTATAAGATATAATACTGCCTCTACACCTGTGTTGCGTTTAGCGGGAACAGGAAGTATGCAAGCAACATACTTTAATTGGTTGATGGTAAGTAAGTTTGGACTACAATACATAGCCGCAGGAACTATGGCCGCAGCACCCTTTAGGACTACTTCTACTTCTGGTTTTGCATCTGGTAATTTGTATAATACTGCGTCTTTTCCAACTACATTTACATCTACCGAATTGAACCTCCTATCTGCTACCGCTACTAATAGTTTCGGATTTATACTACACACAATAAGATAATATATGAATATGGATAATATAAAGAAAAATAATTTTAGTTCATATAACCTCGCACCTGGTGATATGTATAGATTAGACATTCGTGAGAATGTTGAACGAAGTAGAAAACAGGACGATTGGTTATGGTGGGGTGATATGAATGATTATCCACAATTCGTATTAGAGTTGATGGAGAAATCCGCAACTTTAGCAGTATGTTTGAATAGTAAAATTACTATCGGATATGGTAAAGGTGTTGAAATTAAAGATAAGGGTAATGTATTGATAAATCGTTATGAAACTATTAGTGAATTATACTATAAGTTATTATCTGATTTGTGGATTTTTGGTGGGTTTGCCTGTGAAATTATTTGGTCTAAAGATGGGACTTCTATTGAAAGTATTTACCACTTACCTTTTCAAAATATCAGAGTAAAAAAACCCTATGAAGAACAACACGAAAGAGATGTTGAATATTATTACTATTGTGAAAATTGGAAGGCACAGAGAAAAGTAATAACTCGTTTTGATTCATTAAATCCAGTAGATAGAAATGGAAGACAAATCTATTATTGGAAAAATTATACTCCAAGTAATAACAAGTTTTACCCCTTACTTCCTTGGCAGTCAGGAGTGAATAGTGCAGTCCTTGAGAGTGAGATTTGGGAGTTTCACAAGACCAATCTCGCAACATCACTTCTACCAAACTTAAATGTAAGTTTGATAGGTTCTCCTACACCACAGGAAAAAGAAGAGATTTACGAGGAACTGGTGAGGTCTTATAGTGGTAAATGGGGACAGAAACTTATGTTGTCTTTTAGTGATTTACCTGAAAACAGACCTGTTATTGAAACCATATCCAACAACGCTAACTCTTCGTTGTATGTTGATGTTTTAACTTTAGCACAATCTGCGACCCTCTCTTCCTGCCAGATAAGTTCCCCCCTACTAGTTGGATTACATATCGGCGTGGCTAATGGTTTCAGTTCCAACGCTGATGAAATTAAAACTGCAACTCAACACCTATTAGATTTCGTTATTAAACCACAATTAGATAAAATGAATATGGGGTTAGAATCAATATTATCGTTGAAGTATAACCAACCAGTTTATATTGTGAATCAGTATCAAAATACAGAAAACCTATGATGATTTATTATATCTCAACCGATTATGTCCGTAATAACCTTCCTGTAGATTATTCTTTATTGGACGGAAACATTCAACCTGCTTTACAACAAGCACATTTCATAAATGCGAGAGATTTGTTGGGAGACCAGTTGTTTAATCAAATAAACGATTTGATTACAACAAACGATATTATCCTACCACAATACTCAAACTATAAGTTTTTGTTAGACAATTACCTACAAGATGTCGTGTTGTATTGGACGCAGGTTTATTTGACTACTAACCTATTGGCGAAGTATGCGAATAAGGGTTTATCAACAACCACAAGTGAGTTCGCTAATCAGGCTGATTTATCCGTATGGAGACAAATGAAACAGGAGTGTCGGGATTTAGCGACCTACTATTCTGAACGATGTAAGAACTGGTTGTGGTGGAATCAAGCACTTTATCCACTCTATACACAGATGATTACCAACGGACAACAGCCGTCAAACCCAAGAGACAAATACGCCGCAGGTGGTATGGTATTGGGACAACGAGCCCGTTGGAGTAGAAACAACCAATCGTATAACTCTTGGTCTTCTTATGGTTGTTGTGGATAATGGCTAATTATTTTCCAAACTATACTCGTGGTGAATCTCTTGTTGGGTATTCTCAACGATGTTCTCGTATGCCTGACTTGGTGAATGTTGTTGATTCTTTATCAGTTCGGTTAGAGATGTGTAGAGAACACGCACAGGAAGTTCGGGAGTTTCAACCAAAACAACCTTTTTCAGAAAAAAGTAAAATCGTTTCAGAAGTGAAGAATATTGGTGGTTGAACTTTTGTTGTTCCCTACCATATTGAATATAGAAACAGGTATAGGTAATCTTACCTGTAATCTGTGATTTAAGGACATTTACCTTGAAGTAGTTGTCCTTGAATGGTATGTTGATGGTTTTAACAATCTCAATCATATAACAAATATACTTACAATTTTTTTAATTACCAACTTGACTTATGTTCCTTGAGGACTATATTTTGTTTGTATGAAAGTTGAAGATAAAAAAGAACCCCAAAATCTTTGTTTTAAGACACCCAAATCTCCTGACTATATCAGGACATCAAAAGACGCTCGTGATGACTTGTATGAACGGGAAAAGGGGTTAAAACGAGATGATTGGTATTCTAATCTTCAAGACAAATTAAAATATCTAAAATAAAATTAAAATTATGGGAATTGTAAAACTAACACCTGCGAAGGTAAGAAACATCAAGAAACTTCTGTTGGAAGGAAACTTGACTCAAGAACAGATTGGTAAGAAGTATTCGGTAAATCGTTGCCAAATAACTAAAATAAGAATTGGAATGGAGAACCCCGATAGTAAGAACGCTCGTTGGTCTCACATTACTATTGAACCACAAGACCGAGTTGTTGATGTATTCAAACTAACGGATTTCTAATGAGTTCAAAAGGGTTTATTATCTTTTAAGAATATAAAAGATGTTATTTTTTTTTCTTCTTGAAAAGAAAAATAACATCTTATTCTATAAAAGTCAATAATAAACCTTTTGGAAAACTAAAAAAAAAGATTTAACTTTGGTAATATGATAAAAGATTTTGAAAATAAGATGTTGAAATGCATTTTCAACAAACCGAATATTTTGATAAAAAATATTGAATACATATCTCGTGATGAATTATTTGTTGAGAAGTATAACAAGTATATCCTTCAACACATTATAGAATACTACACCAAGTATAATGAAGTCCCAAGTATAGATTTTGTTTGTGATATGATTATCAACGAGGGTCTGTCTTCACATATTACTAAAATATGTATAGACCATATTACCTTGATAATAGAACCAATAGAACTTACCGAAGGTGAAATGAGTTATTTGGAAGACAACATCAAGAAAAGATTAAAGGATAATATTGTTTCCAAAACTGCGAATAGAATTGAAAAACTAACAAGTGAAGAACTTGAAAAAAATATTTCTGATGTCTATAACCTTCAACAAGAAAATCCAAATTACGAAACAATACATCTATGGGAAGAACTTGAAGAAGAAAAACGACAACCAATTCCAACTGGTTTGGAATTGATTGACGAGTATGGAATAGCAAAAGGAGAATTGGGATTGTTGTTGGCAGGAACAGGTGTGGGTAAATCCGTATTCCTGACCTATCTGGCAAATAATTTTATGTTGGGTGGATACAAGACATTACACATAGTATTTGAAGGTCATAAAAACACTTATTTAAGAGCACACAGAACTAAATTAGGTAATCCAACAACGGAGAAATTACGAATTGGAAAAACTATTCCTAACCTTCGTATAGTCCAAATGAAATCAAACAATACAACAACTAAAGATATTGAATCTCTATTAAACAATACAATACAGGACGGATTTATTCCTGATGTGATTGTGTTAGATTATGTTGATTGTTTAGTCGGTTCTACCACAAAAGAAATATGGCAACAAGATATTAAAATTGTAAATGAATTGGAACACATAAGTCAAAAGTATAACATCGCATTATGGTCTGCGGTTCAAGCCAACAGAAGTGGAATAAATAAAGAACTATCTTTAGAAAACATTTCAGGTTCAATAACAAAAGCACAAAAAGCATCTTTTATCTTGGCTTTAACAAGAAGTCCCGAACAAGAAGAACTGAACCGAGCAACTATGTCTGTTCTTAAAAACAGATTTGGTGATAAAAGAACTTCTTACGATTGTGTTTGGAATCCTGCCGAAATGAAAATTGAATTACCTATTAAAGAAAAAACTACATTATGAATAATACAAACAGAATAAAAAGATGGTTTAAGAGATATGATGTGCAGGAAACAAAAAGAAAAATGCAGGATTGGAAAATCACCGATGAGGAAACATTTTTTCTAAAAGTATTTCACACAACACTAACACAAGAAGAAAAAAATCTCTTGTCTTGTATTTTTATTTTGAAAAATAAAAATTGATATATTTATATTCAAGGGGGGGAGTGATTCGTTATGTTTTCCAAATCTTACAGGCATCTAATTTTTTTTTCTTTAATATCCCCCCCTTTTTAATTTATGGAAGATTTAGTAATTAGAAGAAAACGAATAAACGAATTAGGTGAATGGGAACACGAATGCGTTGAGTGTAATGAGTGGTTGCCTCAAAAGAGATTTAGAGGTTGTGTAGGGAAGATAGATGCATACGGAAATTGTTTAATCTGTGTATCCTGTAGATGTAAATTAGCAACTATCAAAAGACACAACACACACGACAATAACGGAAAAGAGTTTCTTACTTTACTTGGTTGGGATATTCATTCAACGAAACCAATTTGGCAGCAGTTCCACGATAAACACAACCTTCCGTATTGAAATATTTAGTAATATGAATGAATATGTATTCACAGGATTTATCGGTCTAATCTCAACGGGATTGGGGTATTTGATAGGTCAGAGAAAAAACAAGGCTGAAGCAACGAAAATAGAAATTGAAAATGTTAAAGAAGTAATTTCTGTATATCTTGATACAATAAACGACTTGAAGTCAGAGGTAAAAGAACTCAAGGAGAAACTAACCAAATATCAAACCCATATTGAGAGGTTAGAAAAAGAACTTGAATCATTTAGAAAACAAATGGCACCTACCACAAGAAAAAGACGGGTAGAATGAAAACCACAAAAGATTTGATTAGTATAGATAATGTTTTTGTTAAAGACATTTTCAACATAAAACAGGAAGATAGGAAGAAACTGGTAGAGGAGGGTGTAGAAGTATTCTTCCAACAAGCCAAAATCGGTGCTCTGATTTTGAATGTATCCGTTGATTCATTCATAGACAAACATTTATTTCGTTTAGAACAACTATTAGAAGACGCCAGATTGAATGAAAACTATGAAGAGACCTATTACTACAACGAAATCATTTGGGGGGTTCATAAACGAAGAGATGGAAATTGGAAAATCTAATTTGACTTTTTTTTATAGTAAAATATATTTATAGGCGTGTGCAATTGTAAATCAACTCCAATACAGAGATTACAGACCAGATTGGTTAGTCGTGGTTGGGGTGCTATGAATCCGAGTGATTATCAACTTATCAACGAGTTCATATTTCAAAAGTTAGGGGTAAGACCTGAAACTCAACAAGAAACACAAATCCTTTTCAACGAAGCGAAAAAGGTGAAACACTAAAACCAGGACTTACCGCCATTTGTTATACTGGTTTATGGGAGGGTTAGACCCCTCCCTTTTTTTTTTAATTTTTTTTCAGAACATTTTGCAGTTCCAAATATTCGTTGTTTATTTGTGGTATGGAAACGAACAAAAAAATCTTATCAAGAGAAATTACTGAAATGGCTTGTGTAATCAAACATTTCAACAATAACAATTCTGTAGTTATTGAGCGTTGGACTAACCAATTCGGTTATACCTACGATATGATTGTTAGTGAGACAAATTGTCTTATTCAACAATACAATAAAAAATATGGAAAAAGATTTGGCAGTATGACCCCTGTAATGTAATTTTGTAAGACACTTAACAACTACGACTATGAAAAACTACACTATTGAATTGACCGAACCACAAATTAAAATGTTGGCATCTATGTATCGTGATTTTGACTTTGGGGACTTCCTTGAAAAGAACCCTGAAATTGACGAAGAAGGAAGCGTAAGTTGGTATAGTGATGAATTGGATAATCTATTCAACGACATCTGTGATTGGGACGAAGAATTAAAAAAATAATTTCACCAGTATCAAAATAATCCCTATCTTTGTAATATGAAAAACGGACAAAATCAATCAGTAGTAAATGAATTACCATTTAACACACCAATCAATATAGGTAATAATAATATTATGGT